GCACGGAACAGAAAATCGACCACAGCGCCAACGCCGAGCAACTGGGGCCACTTGTCTACCGAAGTAAGCTGCCAGATCTCCTCGACCGCATCGACGGCGCCCAGCAGGGCAGGATCGTCGCCAGTGATCAGTAGGACCGGCATATCGCGATCATAGTCGGCGACCGTCATCATCACGTGGCAGCCGTCCTGCCCGGCCGCGTCCGTTTCGGCAACCACTGCCATGGGGCAACGCTGGCGCAATGCTGATCCGAGGTTTTCGTGGCTCGTCATTCGCTCGACTGCAACATTCAGACAGTCGCAGACGCTGCGAAATGCGCTCGAAATCGTGTACTCGTCTTCGATCACCAGCACCAGGGCCTCACGGGTCGCGTGCCCCGCACCGCCACCGTTGTCATGCGCCGCGACACGGCCACCAAGCGTCTTGTCCATGTAGGTCATTGCGCCCCCGCAAATGAGCAAATCGGCATCCCGACGACACGATCAGTGTGCCCCGCCCAGTCATTACGTTGAAGCGCCGCAACGGTTAGAACTCCGTCAAAGTGCGCCAGTACATCGTCAATGCCCGGCGATTCTCATCCGCGATGCAGTGTCACCATCCAACGACATCGGCCAGATTGCAGTGTGCCGTTAATGGCATCTGTGCCTTCAGCCACCCCCGCGAAGCTGATCGAAAGGTCCCGGTGATCGGCGCCCTGACGGACCAGCCTTCCATTGAGACGGCCGTCATCGCCGAGATCACCACGGACCGTCGCGGTGCTCTCGAACGGGTCGAAGGCGAATCCCCCCTTCCCTATCGACATCAGACCCTGTGTCGCGCCGCCACAGTCACGTTCTGTCGGGACAACCGTACCGACCCAACGACCCTGTAAGCCGTGCCAAGCGAGCACCCGACCGGACTGCAGCCGTTCTCCCAGATCCTGGCTGCATCCGCCAATGAGCGCAGCCAGCAGCAGAGCCCGCACAGGCATCCCAATTGGGCGTCCCGAACGGTCTAGGAAATTTTTCAGATTTCTCTTGCCCACATACCCCACTTTCAAGTATTCTTTTCGGCATGATGGCGGCACGCGCAAGCGAGACGCCGTTCCGATAGAATTCGCCGGTTCCGATCGTCGCTTCGATGATGGGAATCCTTCTCAGGCAGGCGCGCGGCCGCGCCATGCCTCTGCCGTTCAGCGCGGCCGCGCCACCGGGAACTCCATCATCCAACGATGCCGGGTTCCCCGCACGACGCGCAGAATCAGGATCGGCCAAACGGTGAAGACCTCCTGACCTGGGCAACCTGGGTCATGGAAAGGAGCGGGCAAAGTCCAGCACTGCACCACCGTCTGTTGCTCAAGCAACTCGATCAGGTCTGTCGAGGGGAGATCGATCGCCTGATGGTGTTAATGCCGCCGGGGTCAGCGAAGTCAACCTACGCGTCACTGCTGTACCCGGCCTGGTGGTTCACCCAGCACCCGGACAGCTCAGTGATCACGACCTCGCACACACGGAGCCTCGCCGAACACTTCGGTCGTCAGGTGCGCGAAATCGTGAGAGAATATGCATGCCAGCTCGGTTACGGCCTCCACTCCGGTCGACAGGCCGCGGGTCACTGGCTGACCACCGGCAAAGGTGAATACTTCGCGGCCGGCATCCGCGGTCCTTTGATTGGCCGTCGCGCCGATCTGGTTATCATTGACGATCCGATCAAGTCCCAGGCCGAGGCCGACAGCCCCGTCCTGCGGGAAAGAGCGTGGAACTGGTACCGCTTCGATCTGACCACGCGGCTCAAGCCACGCGGTCGGATCGTGCTGATCATGACGCGCTGGCACGAGGACGACCTGGCAGGTCGCCTGCTCGCGCAGAATTCGGGCGAATGGCTTGTTCTGCGCCTCCCCGCGCTGGCGGAAGAGGATGATCCACTGCAGCGCGATCTTGGCGCCGCGTTGTGGCCGGACTGGGAGGACGAGGGTGCGCTGCTGCGTAAGCGCGACACGATCGGTGAACGGGCCTGGTCGGCCCTGTTTCAACAATCGCCACGGCCAATCGTCGGCAGCTTGTTCAAGATCGATTGCATCGATGTTCTCGATGCGTCGCCGACGCGCTTGGAAGGCGTCGTTGTTCGCGGCTGGGATCTTGCCGCGACCATGGCGACCGGTGGCAACGATCCCGACTGGACCGTCGGTGTGAAGCTGACGCGTGACAGTCAGGGTCGGTTCGTTGTGCTGGACGTGGTCCGCATCCGCGGCACGCCACATGAGGTCGAAGTTGCAATCGAGGAAGCGGCACGTGTTGATGGTCCATCGGTTACCATTGGTCTGCCGCAAGACCCTGGGCAGGCCGGCAAGCACCAGGCCTCCTATCTCACCAGCTGCCTTGCCGGCTATCGCGTCGAGTCCTCGCGTGAAACCGGTGCCAAGACCACGCGTGCGGCGCCGGTGGCATCCCAGATTGAGGCGCGAAACGTCGCCATCGTCCGCGCTGGCTGGAACCACGTCTTTCTTGAGGAACTGCGTGACTTCCCGTTCGGCCGCAAGGACGACCAGGTCGATGCGCTGTCACGCGCCTTCACCATGCTGACCACACTCGGGGCGCCGGCACGCCGTCTCTCCATGCCGTTCCTGGCGCGTTAGCCGACACGACATCCAATTCGGCGAGCCCATGTTCGAGACGATCTGCAACCTGATCCCGCGCGACCTGCATTACCCCGCACGCGCGCGCACGCTGGACATTCTCAAGCGTGTCATGGATGGCAGGCTGTACGATGCACTGCCCTACCAGTTCCACGAGGAGCGTGGCGCGGGGGGTGAATATATCCCACTGCGCAACCGTCGACCCAGCGTGCGCTACGCCTTGTGCCGCATTGTGGTCGAGGACAGCGTTTCACTGTTGTTCAGCGAGGGCCACTTCCCGACGATCGATTGCAGCGACCGCGCGATCCGCGCTGCGCTCGCCGACATCGCGAAGGAAGCCCGTCTTAATTTGACCATGACCGAGGCAGCGATACGCGGCGCCATCGGATCTGTCGCTATCGTCATCCGCGTGCTTCGCGGGCGCATCTTCTTCGACGTTCTCGACACGACGTATCTGACGCCGGAATGGGACCCTCAGGAGCCCGACACGCTGCTCAGGGTAACAGAGAAGTATAAAGTGCCAGGCACCCTGCTTGCTTCCAACGGATACGAGATCGCCGACAACGCGATCGACTACTGGTTCACGCGCAGTTGGGACGCGGAGGGCGAGACCTGGTTCATGCCGCTGCCGGTCGGCAGCTCATTCAAGGCCGAAATCGACGAAGCACGCAGTGTGGTGCACAATCTCGGTTTCGTGCCAGTCGTCTGGATTCGCAACCTGCCTGGCCCGTCGTCCACCGGCGACCCTGCCGATGGTGCCTGCACTTTCCGCGCCGCAATCGAGACACAGATCGAGATCGACTACCAACTCAGCCAGGCTGGTCGCGGTCTGAAGTACAGCAGTGATCCAACATTGCTGATCAAGGAACCTGCCACGACCGACAGCGAGATCATCAAGGGCGCCGGCAACGCCCTCGTGGTCAGCGAGAAGGGCGACGCCAGGCTGCTGGAGATCGGCGGCACCGCGTCGGCTGCAGTCATCGAATATGTGCGGACGCTCCGCGAACTGGCGCTGGAAAGCGTGCATGGCAACCGGGCGAATGCCGATCGGCTGACCGCAGCCCAGTCGGGCCGCGCGCTGGAGCTGATGAACCAGGGTCTCGTGTGGCTCGCCGATAATCTTCGCATCAGCTACGGCGAGGGAGCATTGCTGCTGCTAGCACGCATGGTGCTGCGGGCCTCGCAGGTCTATCGGCTGCGGGTCATGGGTCGGGAGATCCCGGCGATGGATCCTGTGGCGCGGCTCTCGCTCAACTGGCCGCGCTGGTATCCGACCACGGCCGATGATCGGCAGAAGGACGCGCAGACGCTGAGCACCCTGGCGAATGCTGGTCAGATCAGCCGCGAGAGCGCGGTGAAGGCGATCGCAGACACGTTCGACATTGAGGACGTGCCGGCTGAACTGGCGCGCATCATCTCCGACCGGAACACCAACGGAAGCAACTGAATGTCAGAAGACGACAAGCCTGCCGCACTGGATGACGATCCGGTCGCGGAACTCCGCAAGCGCGCCGAAACACTGGAGCGTCGATTGGCGGAGACCGAACAGGATGCGCGTGCGCGTGTCGTTCGTGCCGAATTGAAGGTTGAGGCGGTGCGCGCGGGAATCGTCGACCTGGACGGACTGAAGCTGCTCGACATCAAGAACGTGGAACTGACCTCGGAAGGTGAGCTGGCAAATGCTGGCGAGCTCATGGCGCAACTGAGGCGGGCGAAACCCTGGCTGTTTGGCGGCACATCGTCTTCCAGCCGGACCTACCCGCCTCCAGCGCAGCCTCCGCGCCAGAAGCTTGCCAATGAAATGACCGATGAAGAATACCGGGCCGCTCGCGCGGCGATCCTGAAACACCAGTCATAGAGGGGATTCCCGAATGGGCATTCAGAACTTTCCGGCAGTCCTGCAGCCGATCATTCAGCAGGGCTTCTTGGAGCGCGAATTCCAACAGGCCATGAGGTCACGGCTGGGATACCGGGCCTGCGCCGATCGGGTGCAAATCTCGGTAGGCATCGGCGAGACGCTGACCAGAACGCGCGCAGGCCTGAAGCCGAGTATCACGACCCCGCTGATCGCGAGCTCGAACACCAATCTCGACAATGGCATGACGCCAAGTGGTTGGGGTGTCGAGCAGTACACCATCACCATCAACCATTATGCCGCCACGACCGACCTGAACATGGTTACCAGCCGTGTCGGGATCGCATCACAGTTTCTGCAGAACGCTTACGTGAACGGTGAGCAGGCGGCTCGCAGCCTGGATGAACTGGCCCGCAATGCACTGTTCAGCAGTTACTTTGGCGGCAACACGCGGGTTCGCACCACATTGGGCAGCCCCGGTGCGGCCGTTACAGTTGACGATGTCCGCGGCTTTCAGAACGCCTTCGTCAATGGCGCACAGCAGCAGGTTGGCGTGTCCAACCCTCTGACGGTTGCCGTTGGCGCCAATGCCTACACGTTGGTTGGCGTCACCACCGACGTCACCAATGTATCGACCGCGCCGAATGGCGTGTCCGGCGTCCTGGCCTTCTCAGGCAACGTATCCGTATCCGATGGTACGGCCGGGAATGCAGTGACTGCGGCCAATGCGTCGGTGGTCGTCCGGCCGTCGCAGCGCGCTACGA